AAGTACACCCGCTGGGTTAAAGCGCAGCAATGCATGTGCTGCAACAACCCGGCAGACGACCCCCACCACCTGATCGGCCACGGGCAGGGTGGAATGGGTACAAAAGCGCACGACCTGTTTGTGATCCCGCTTTGCAGAGCACATCACGACGAGTTGCACGCTGACACCGTGGCATTTGAAGAAAAATATGGCAGCCAGCTTGTGCTGGTATTTCGGGTATTAGATCGCGCGCTGGCCATCGGCGTGCTGGCGTAAAGTGGAGATGACTGATGCGTGATATTCAAAAGGTACTGGATTTGTGGGGAGCATGGGCGGCTAGTGACTCATGCAATGTCGATTATTCGCCAATCGCCGCCGGGTTCAAAGGCCTGCTGCCTCAGGCGAGTAAAACACGTATCACATGCTCAGACGATGACGGTCTGGTGATTGAAGGATGTATGGCCCGGCTACTGAAAAAACGCCCTTATGACTACCACCTGCTGGTCGGGCATTACGTTTTTATGGTGTCGAAGCGCCAGATGGCAAAGAACCGCAAAAAGAGCGAGAAACAGATCCGCATCGAAATGATGCTGGCTGAGGGCTTTATCGAGGGGTGTCTCTCTATGCTTGATATCAGGCTTGATATGGATGAGGCAGTAATTATCGAAAAATCTCAAAAAAGTTCTAGTGCGGTCCGCATTTTTTGATTTAACGTGTTAAGAGTGGTCACTAAGACACGAACTTAAAACGAATTTAAAACCTCGCTACCTTGCGGGGTTTTTTCATTTCTGGCCTCGGGAATCACTCTCCACTTTCACTTTTCATAAGCACCCGAAGGCCATCCCCTTCCATGCACACAGCACCCGCAACCAACGCGAGGTGAGAGACTATGAAAATGCCTTACAAACAAGATTTCATTGCTGCTCTACTGGCTGCAAAAGAGCAGGGTATTGGCGCAATGCTGGCGTTTGCAATGGCGTATCTCCGGGGTCGCTATAACGGCGGCCCGATCATGAAAACGCTTATCGATGCCACCATGTGCGCGATGATCGCCTGGTTTGCCCGTGACCTGCTGGATTTCTTCGGTCTGGCTAAAAACCTGTCATACATCGCCAGTGTGTTTATTGGTTACGTAGGTACGGATTTTATCGGCGGCTTTATCAAACGCTTCGCCGCCAGAAAAGCAGGGGTGGATGATGCAAATCAGCAATAAAGGGATCGCGTTAATTAAGCAGTTTGAAGGTCTGCGGCTTGAGGCATATCAGGACAGCGTCGGAGTGTGGACGATTGGTTATGGCTGGACGCAACCGGTGGATGGCAAACCCATCGGTAAGGGCATGATCATCAAGCCAGAAACTGCCGAACGCCTGCTTAAAACCGGGCTGGTGAGCTACGAGAGCGACGTGTCGAAGCTGGTAAAAGTCAAACTGACGCAGGGCCAGTTCGATGCGCTGGTGTCGTTTGCCTACAACCTCGGGACGCGCGCGCTTTCCACGTCCACGCTCCTGAAAAAGCTGAATGCCGGTGACTACCGCGGCGCTGCTGATGAGTTTCCGCGCTGGAATAAGGCTGGTGGCAAGGTACTGGATGGCCTTACCCGTCGCCGCGAGGCAGAGAAATCTCTGTTCTTATCGTGATCTCGTCACTGTTAAAACGCTACTGGCTCCAGTTGTCGGCGATAGCACTGGTGGCTTTGCTGGCTGCATTACTGATGAAAACTCGGGCGGATCTCAGCGTATCGGAGAGCGAAAAGCGCGTGCTGAAGTCAGATAACGCGTTGCAAGGACAGGTGATAGCCACTCAGGTATTCAACGTGAATCGCTTTAATCAGGTGGCGCAGTTAGCAGCCAGGGCTAATGCTGCGGTCGCCAGCGATGCCGAAAACACCGTAATTGAATACCGGGAGATTCTTCGCCGTGAGAAAACCTGTGATCTGCCTGTTCCTGCTCATATCGCTGACGGGCTGCTCGAATACACGCACCGTTTACGTGCCAGCGCAATGCACGCCGATTCCGGCGAACCTGACCCAGCCAATGGTGGTGCCGTTGCCCCCGGCGGGCTGACATATTGCCAGGCGGTGCTGTGGATCAAGCCACTACTGGCAACTATCGAGCAGGGCAATAACAACTTCGCTGGTATACGTGTTATCGAGCACCAGCGCCAACAACCAACACCAAAGGTATCGCAATGAGCGAAGCAAAACCGCAGGACGGCAGCACCGTTAAGGGCTACCGCACACTTGGCCCGAAAGAAATCGGTGACATGAATGAACTCAAGCAGGCCGCTCGCGAATTTAACACTCTGCTTGAGAAACAAAAGGCTTGGGTAGCTGATGAACTGTCGATGACCGGCAATCATTCTGTTGAAGCCTATGAAGCTGGTCGCTGTTTGTCGATCGCGCGCACCAAAATGCAGGAAGCCTGCATGTGGGCCTGCCGCGCTGTTGCTCGCCCTGACGCTGACTGCTGAGGATTTCATAATGCAGGTGAAACATCTAAGTGAAGCATACAGCATTTCGATGCAGGTTGCTGAATTGCAACGTGCACGGGGCATTATTGCTGGTGGTACAGGTCTTGGCATAACTATCCAGTCAACCTATCAGGATGATACTTTCATCGAAAATATCCGCCCATATGTTCTTGACGAGCTTGATCGCCGCATAGCGGAAAAAAATGAACTCCTCGAAGCGTTGGGCGTTTCCCTCGAATAGCGGGCATTACAGCAGGCATTCACTGAGTGCCTGTGATAATTCCCACATATAAGCCACTAGCAATCGTTGGTGGTTTTTTATTGCGCTTCGCATGCGCTAAACAATCGAGAGTCTTTCAGTCGTGAGCCTGGGGAAAGCTGTTATCTCGGGCTGCAGGCCCCATGCGGCAGGCTCACATCTAAAAGGAAGCTTTATGCAGGTCACTATCGATGGTGTCCAATATGCGCCTGTCTGCAACACGACCACCAGCCGCATCGGCATAGCCATTTCCACACATAACCGCGCTGGTGTACTGAGTCAGGCGCTGGAGCATCAACTCAGGCATCTTCCTCCTGGTGCGCTGGTGGTTGTCGTTGACGATGGTTCGGAGCCACCAGCAGCGGTGCCAGATGGTGTGAAACTGATCCGGCAGGATAAGTCACTGGGTATTGTGGCTTCGAAAAATGCCAGCCTTACGGCGTTGATGGATGCCGGGTGCGAACATCTTTTCCTGTGGGACGATGACGCATGGCCGGTTGCTGATGGCTGGTGGTTGCCTTATATCGACTCCCCCGAGCCTCATCTTGCTTACCAGTTCCTTGATCTGGCTGGCGCGCGCAAGCTCAACGATATTGCAGTGCTGTACCGCGATGAGCAGCATGTTGCCTACACTGGCCAGCGCGGCGTAATGCTTTATTACCACCGTAGTGTGATTGAGCGCGTCGGTGGCTTTGACGCGGTATATGGTCGCGGCATGTATGAGCATTCTGATCTGGCACTGCGGATCCATAACGCCGGTCTGACGTCATGGGCGTTCGCTGATGTGGTTGGTTCTGAGAAGCTCATTCACTCGCTGGATGAGCATGAGCAGGTTGAACGCTCGGTACCGCGTCCTGATCGTGAAGAGCAGGTGAAGCGCAACGTTAAGATCCATAACGAGCGGCGCGACACCGGGTATACCGGCTATGCAGAGTACCGCCAGCAGAATGATGTGGTGATCACCACGCTGTTAACCAGCCAGCCCGACCCCCAGCGCAATGAGCGTATGACGGCAGATTACGGGCTGCTGGCGCGGTGGGCTGCTTCTATAAAGGGTGCCGAACCAGTGGTGCTGGCTGACCAGCTTTCATCCACGCCGCCGGGCGTCAGCCTGGTTCCCGTGCCGGAAGTGGCAATGAACGTTTATTTCAGGCGCTGGCTGCATATCTGGCAGTTTCTGCGCGCAGCGCCGCATTATCGCTTCGTCTGGTGTACTGACGGTACCGATGTCGAAATGCTGCGGGAACCGTGGGCGGATATGGTGCCCGGTATGGTTTATGTCGGTTCCGAGCCGAAAACCTACGCTGACGCCTGGGCGCGCGAGCATCATCAGGAGCGCATCTATCAGGACTTCATCGACCAGCACCGCAATGACGTGATGCTTAACGCCGGGCTGCTTGGCGGCCTGCGCGAAGACGTCATGTCTTTTGCTCATAGCATCGTGCGGCTGTACTACCTGCTTGAATGTCAGCGCTTCTGGAAGACCGAGAAAGCACCGGCAGCTGTCGGCGATATGCTGGCCTTTGGCATAGTGGCGAAACGCTTTGGTGATCGCATCGTGACCGGCCCGGCCGTGCATACGGTGTTCAAAACAAACGGTATTGGTAAAGAGGTGGCATGGTGGCAGCACAAATAAAGTTCGTGGTCGTCGGTCATCACTTGCGCCGCGCCACGGCTGTTTTTCTGGCTGAATGTTTGCAGGCTCACCTGCTGATTGATGAAGGTCAGCATGGCGCCAACTGGAATCACCGCCGCGCACTGGCGTGGGCTGCTCGGCAGCCATGCCGTGTGGTTGTGCTGGAAGAAGATGCGCTGCCCGCTCATGGCTTCACTGATAAGGTTGCTGACTGGCTGGCGCGATTCCCTAATGACCTGTGCTCGTTCTATCTGGGCACAGGACGTCCGCCCCAGTATCAGGCGCAGATAGCCGAGCGGCTGATTGCTGCCGACAGAACACGCGCCGACTTTATCACGCTGCCTCAGCTCATTCATGGCGTGTGCTACAGTGTTCCACCTCAGCATCTGCCAAAGGTGCTGTCACGCTGGGACAGCAGCAAGCCTGCTGACTTCGCGCTTGGTGACGCATGGGGTGCGCCGGTGGTGTATCCATGCTGGTCGCTTGTCGATCATGCCGATGGAGAACCCGTCGAGCGCCATCCTGATGGTGAGGCGAGGACGGAGCGGCGCCGCGCATGGAGGGTTGCATAATGCCAGCAGCGATACCGCGCGCCTGCCGCAAGCGCGGATGCGCCGGAACTACCACGGACAGATCGGGTTACTGTGAGCAGCACCGCAACGAAGGCTGGCAACAGCATCAGCGCGGGCAGAGCCGCCACCAGCGTGGCTACGGCAGCAAGTGGGACGTGCTCAGGGCTGAGGTTCTGAAGCGTGACAAACACCTGTGCCAGAACTGCAAACGAAATGCACTGATCGCACCGGCAAAGACAGTTGACCATATCATCGCCAAAGCCAACGGTGGGACTGACGACCTGTCAAACCTCGAAAGCCTGTGCTGGCCGTGCCATCGTTCGAAGACTGGACGTGAAAGATTCAAATGAGATTCGATATCAATAAAATGGTTGCATTTGCAACTATATCGATGTGAATGATAACGATTCTCATCATCAGGGGAGGGCGGGTAAAAAGTTCAGGCCCGTGTCTTGTGGGGACCGCCGCCTCAGTCAGATTTTCATACCCGCGAAATATAAAAATTAACCGGAGCATCTATGGCTGGAGCGACGGGGCGATCCGGGCGCCGGGCAAAGCCTGTTTCAAGGAAGGTGCTGGCGGGCAATCCTGGTAAGCGCGCCCTTAACAAAGCTGAACCCTCATTCACGCCGATCACTGGTGTTGATCCGCCGGAGTGGCTGGACGACAACGCCGCGACAATGTGGCGTATGGTCGCGAAAGAGCTTTGCGCTCAACAGGTACTTTGCGCCACCGATCTGCATAACCTTGAAATGTTCTGCATCGCCTATTCGAACTCCCGCCAGGCGCAGGAGCATATTAAGTCGCACGGCATTGTAATGGCTGGCTCAATGGGTGGCCCGATAAAGAACCCTGCACTGACGGTGCTCAACGAGGCGATGCGCCAGATGGCATCATTTGGCGGAATGCTGGGGCTCGACCCGAGCAGCCGCCAGCGCCTTATCGGGGCAAATAAAAAACAGTCTGATAACCCATTCAAAAACTTATGACCCGTAAATCCTACCCGAACGTGAACGCCGCAAATCAGTACGCCCGCGACATCGTGCGGGGAAGGGTGGCGGCGTGCCGGTATGTCATCGACGCCTGTCAGCGTCATCTTGACGATCTGGCAAAAGAGAAAACCCGGAAGTTCCGTTACCGCTTTGATAAGGATCTGGCAGAAAAGGCCGCAAAGTTTATCCAGCTTCTTCCGCATACAAAGGGAGAATGGGCATTTAAACGCATGCCGATAACGCTGGAGCCCTGGCAACTCTTTATCGTCTGTTCAGCGTTTGGCTGGGTGGTGAAGGGCACTAAGCTGCGCCGTTTCCGGGAGGTTTATACAGAGATCCCCCGTAAGAATGGTAAATCAGCGATTTCGGCGGGGGTGGCGCTTTACTGCTTCACCTGTGACGACGAATTTGGCGCGGAGGTATATTCCGGCGCCACGACTGAAAAGCAGGCCTGGGAGGTATTCAGACCGGCCCGGCTGATGTGCAAACGAACCCCGGCGCTGTGTGATGCGTTTGGCGTCGAGGTGAATGCCTCAAATATGAACCGGCCGGAGGATGGCGCCCGCTTCGAACCACTGATCGGTAACCCCGGCGACGGCGCGTCGCCAAGCTGCGCTATTGTTGATGAGTATCACGAACATGATACCGATGCGCTGTACACCACAATGCTGACCGGCATGGGGGCCCGGCGTCAGCCGCTGATGTGGGCAATCACCACTGCTGGCTACAACATTGAAGGTCCATGCTACGACAAGCGCCGCGAAGTGATCGAGATGCTTAACGGCACGGTTCCCAACGATGAGCTTTTCGGTGTGATCTACACCGTAGATGAAGGTGACGACTGGACAGACCCTGCGGTACTGCGCAAGGCAAACCCGAATATGGGGGTGTCGGTCTACAGCGATTTCCTGCTCAGCCAGCAGAAAAGAGCCATGAACAACGCCCGCCAGGCCAACGTGTTCAAAACGAAACACCTGAATATCTGGGTGTCAGCCCGTGCGGCCTATTTCAACCTGGTGAGCTGGCGCAACTGCGAGGATGAAACGCTCACCCTTGAGCAGTTCGAAGGACAGCCCTGCTACCTGGCTTTTGACCTGGCGCGTAAGCTGGATATGAACAGCATGGTGAGGATCTTCACCCGAGACATTGACGGCAAACGACATTACTACTGTGTGGCGCCGCGCTTCTGGGTGCCCTATGACACGGTTTACAGCACCGATACGGATCAGCAGCGCACCGCAGAACGTTTCCAGAAATGGGTTAACAGCGGCCATCTCCAGATAACGGAAGGTGCTGAAATTGATTACCGCGTCATTCTGGAAGAGGCCAAAGCGGCAAACCGGCAGAACCCGGTCGAGGAGTCAGCCATTGACCCTCATGGTGCCACCAACCTTTCACACCATCTGGCCGATGAGGGGCTTAGTCCCATCACCATTATCCAGAATTATACCAACATGTCGGATCCGATGAAGGAGCTGGAGGCGGCGATCGAGGCGGGGCGATTCCACCACGACGGCCACCCGATTCTGACCTGGTGTATTTCCAACGTGGTGGGTAAACATCTGCCGGGTAACGATGATGTGGTGCGGCCGATCAAGGAGCACAACGAAAACAAAATCGACGGGGCCACAGCTCTGATCATGGATATCGGCCGCGCGATGCTGCCGGAGACACGACAGGATCTTAACGGCTTCTTTGAAAATCCCATCATGGTAGGTTTCTGATGAAAAAAAATAAGCAGCCGGGCAGGGTGAAAAGCGCTCTGCTCAACTGGTTGGGCGTACCCATCAGCCTTACCACCGGGACATTCTGGCAGGAGTGGTACGGAACAAGCAGTAGCGGCAAGGTGGTGACGGCAGATAAAGCCATTCAGCTTTCGGCTGTCTGGGCCTGCGTGCGCCTGCTGAGTGAATCCATATCAACGCTGCCACTTAAGATCTATGAGCGCCAGGCGGATGGATCGCGAAAACTGGCGCAGAGTAACCCGGTGTATCAGGTGCTTTGTCGCCGCCCGAACCTTGAAATGACGCCATCACGATTCATGCTGATGCTGGTGGCCAGCGTTTGTTTGCGTGGTAACGCCTTCGTCGAAAAACTGTTTATCGGCCCTAAACTGGTTTCGCTGGTTCCGCTTCTTCCGCAGAACATGGTGGTGAAACGCCTGAATACCGGGCGGCTGCAATACACCTACACCGAAAACGGCACGCAGCGTGTGATCCCGGAAAAGAACCTGATGCATATCCGCGGTTTCGGTCTGGATGGTGTCTGCGGCATGATGCCGATGATGGCCGGGCGTGATGTTATTGGTGCCGCGATGGCGGTGGAAGAGTCCGCCGCCAAGATTTTCGAAAACGGTCTACAGAGTTCAGGTTTTCTTTCTGCTGAGCAGGCGCTTGATAAAGATCAGCGCGAGCGCCTGCGGGGTTATATGCAGGCTTTTACCGGCTCGAAAAACGCGGGAAAAATCATGGTCCTTGAGGGCGGTCTCAAATATCAGAACGTCACCATGAACCCGGAAGCCGCCCAGATGCTTGAATCACGATCCTTCAGCATTGAAGAGATCTGCCGCTGGTTTCGCGTTCCACCGTTTATGGTCGGGCACACGACCAAACAAAGTAGCTGGGCGTCCAGCCTGGAAGGGATGAACCTGCAATTTTTAACCCACACGCTGCGCCCGCTGCTGGTGAATATCGAGCAGGAGATTTCCCGGTGCCTGCTTGGTGGTGAAGAGGACGTTTTTGCCGAGTTCAGTGTTGAAGGCCTGTTGCGCGCTGACAGCGCCGGTCGCGCGGCGTACTACACCAGTGCGTTGCAGAATGGCTGGATGTCGCGAAATGACGTTCGCCGGCTGGAAAATATGCCGCCTATTGAAGGCGGCGATATCTATACGGTTCAGCTCAACCTGACGCCGCTGGAAGATCTGAAGCAGAACAGCACCGCCGCGCAGGCTATGGCGCTGCGCAGTCTTCATAACCACGTATTCCCTGACATACCTTTCGAACAGTCACCGCTGAAACAGGCGGCCTAGGAGAACCCATGACAATCAGAAGCCTTCCGGCAGCGCCGGAGGGGCGGCCTTTTGCGCGTGAAAAACCGGATCTCCCGGCCTCTGCGCTGGAACGCTGGAACGGCGGCATCCGTGCAGCCAGCAGCAATGACAATACCATCTCGATTTTTGACGTAATCGGGAAAGACTTCTGGGGCGACGGGGTTTCTGCCAGTCGTATCGCTGGCGCGCTGCGCTCCATGAATGGTGCTGACGTCACCGTGAATATCAACTCCCCGGGCGGCGATATGTTTGAAGGCCTGGCAATTTATAACCTGCTTCGTGAATACGAAGGAAAGGTCACGGTGAAGGTGCTTGGCCTGGCCGCCTCCGCTGCCTCCATTATCGCGATGGCCGGTGACGAAGTGCAAATCGGGCGGGGTGCTTTCCTGATGATCCACAACTGCTGGGTGGTCGCGATGGGAAACCGGCACGACCTGGAGAAAGTCGCTACCGAGATGGTGCCCTTTGATAAAGCGATGGCCGATATCTACTCCGCGCGCAGCGGCCTGAAAACGGCTGACATTGAATCAATGATGGATGGCGAAACCTATATCGGCGGCAGCGAGGCGGTTGATAAAGGTTTTGCCGACAGCCTGCTTTCTGCCGACGAAATTTCCACCGACGACGAGTCGCCCGCAGCGGCGCTGCGCAAACTCGATGCCCTGCTGGCGAAAACCAACACCCCGCGCGCTGAGCGCCGGAAACTCATCAAAGCCTTAACCGGTGGCATGTCTGGCGCTGCCACCCCCACTGACGGTACGCCGGGCGCTGCCGACGACATTAAACCCGAAACCATCTCATCTCTTGAAAACGCCCTGGCTGCGTTAGTCAAATAAGGATCCGCTATGTCTGAAGTAAACGATATTCTGAAAAAAGTCACTGCCAGCATTGAAGAGGCCACCGGCAAATTCAACGCCAAAGCAGAAGAGGCGCTGAACGAAGCGAAGAAAACCGGTCAGTTGTCTGCCGAAACCAAAGAGACGGTCGATAAGATGGCTGTCGAGTTTCATGCCCTGCAGGAGGCAGAGAAGACCCTGAAGGCTGCCCTGGGTGAGCTGGAACAGCAGGTTGCGCAGATGCCGCTGGCAAATGCCAAAACCGTGGTAGAAACCGTCGGTAAACAGGTGATTTCTTCTGAAGCGTTAAAAACCTTTGCCGCCAGCGTGGGTGGTGGTAAGCGCCTCAGCGTTCCGGTTAAGGCAGCACTGACCACACCGGATTTGCCGGGGCAGGTTATCGCGCCTGACCGTCAGATTGGTATTCTGGATCGCCTCAAACAGCGCCTGTTTATCCGTGATCTGATCGCCCCTGGTCGCACGGCATCCAATACCCTTTACTGGGTGCAGCAGACCGGCTTTACCAACAACGCGGCGGCTGTTCCGGAAAATACGACAAAGCCATACAGCGATATTCAGTTTGCGGAAAAAATCACGCCGGTCCGCACTATCGCCCATCTGTTCAAAGCGTCCAAGCAGATCCTGGACGATTTTGCGTCGTTACAGTCAATGATCGATGTGGAAATGAACTACGGCCTGAAATACGTCGAAGAGCAGGAAATTCTTTTCGGTGACGGCACCGGCGCGCATCTGGAAGGCATTATCCCGCAGGCAACAGCGTATGTTCCCGCCTTCAATGTGGAGCAACAGAACGGCATTGATGATCTGCGCCTGGCAATGCTGCAGGTTCAGCTTGCCCGCGTACCGTGCGACGGCCATGTGCTGCACTTCATCGACTGGGCGAAAATCGAACTGACCAAAGATAGCCTGGGCCGCTATATCCTGGCTAACCCGTCAGCGCTGACAGGCCCGACGTTGTGGGGTATGCCGGTGGTTGCCACGGAAGCAACCGCATTCCGTAATAAGTTCCTGTGCGGTGCGTTCAGCACGGCAGCGCAGATCTTTGATCGTGAGGATGCGAACGTTGTTATTTCCACGGAAAACGCCGACGACTTTGAGAAAAACATGATCTCGATTCGCTGCGAAGAACGTCTGGCGCTGGCCGTCAAGCGTCCTGAAGGCTTCATCTTCGGTACTTTCACTGGCGCATCCGGCAGCTAAGTTACCTGGCGGCCTGATGGTCGCCTTTCTTTAAGGCGTTGAGTCTATGGAATTTATTGAACTGTCCGTAGTGCGAAAGCATTGCCGGATCGATGATGATTTTACGGGAGACGATGACCTGCTTGAAATCTTTACAGGCGCCGCGGCGCGCTACGTTGAAACCTGGACGCGCCGTAAGCTTTATAAAGACAATACTGAGCCTGGTTTTGCTGATGATCCCGATAGCCTGTTGCTCGACGATGATATCCGCACCGCGATGTTGTTGCTGATTGGTCACTGGTACGCAAACCGCGAGGCGGTCAACATCGGCAATATCACTTCAGAAATCCCGCTGGCAACAGAAGCACTGCTTCAGCCGCATCGCATTTACGGTTTGTAGGAGGTGATATGCAGGCGGGAAGACTGAATCAGCGCGTGCGCATTATGAACTTTACCTCTGTCAGAACCCCATCAGGGCAACCAGAGACTGTCTGGCAGGATGGCAGCGATATTTATGCTGAGGTTAAAGGTATCAGCGGTCGCGAACTGGTCGCCAGTGGTGCTGAAATAGCTGAGGCTACGATCCGTGTATGGGTTCGCTTCCGTACCGATATCACTGCCGCATCAAAACTGAAGGTGCTGACCGGTCCCTATAAAGGCCAGGTCCTCGATGTGGCCGCGCCACCGATTGCCGATTCGAAGGCCTCCCAACTCGAAATTCTTTGTAAGCAGGGGGTGAAGCCGTGATCGATACAAAACTGGATTTTTCCGGCCTGCTTGATATAGCTGACGATCTGGCGGCGCTGAGTAAAGCCGAAAACCGCAAGGTGATGCGCGATGCCACGCGTGCGGGAGCCACCGTTTTTAAAGATGAAGCGGTGAAACGCGCCCCGGTGCAAACCGGGAAACTGAAGAAAAACATCGTGGTGATCACCCAGCGTGACCGCAATGGTGATATTTCTTCCGGTGTTCATGTGCGAGGTCGTAATCCGCGCACCGGCAACAGTGATAATTCGATGAAGGCCAGCAATGCCCGTAATGCTTACTACTGGCGTTTTGTTGAGCTGGGTACCTCCCATTCCGCTCCGGTCCCGTTTATCCGTCCTGCCTATGACGCCAGGCTGGACGATGCCACCAGGGCGGCTTTTGCGCGGGCAAACCAGGCGATCGATGAGGCGCTGTCAAAATGACCGAATCTGATGTTTTCGCATTGATTGGCGCGCTGGCTGACGGGCAGGTTTATCCCGATGTTGTGCCGTTGAATGAGCAGGGGGCGCCCTCTGTCGCACCGCCGTGGATCACCTTCACGCTGGTGGATCAGGTTTATGGCGACACGTATTGCGGACCGGCGGAAGAGAACAGCGCGCTTCAGGTCGATGTATATTCCCGTACTGTTGACGAAGCCAGGGCGCTGCGTGAGCAGGTGATTGCCGCGCTTGTGCCGCTCGGGTTCACACAGATGAGCAAAACTGGTGGCTACGAGCCGGATACCGGCCTGCGCCGGGCAACACTTGAAGTCCATGTCCTTCAGTAATCCACCCATCCCTTAAATCCATGACCGCCTGAAGGCGGTTTTTTTATGCCTGGAGCAAACATGACCAGCAAATATGACAAGACAATTGGCCTTACGATCGGCATTTCTTCTGCCCCGGTAAGCGTTGATGATTTTAATGCCGCCGGTTTTCCTGGTGTCGGCGTGACTTTCCTCGAAGCGTCCTGTGCCTCGAAAGAAATCTCGTACACCGGTGGTCAGAAAAGTGACATTGATGTAACGACATTCTGCTCCACCGAGCAGGAGCAGACTAACGGCCTTGCTGCACCTGCAGAAATGACAATTACCCGCAACTGGGTAGGTGATGAAGAGGCGCAGCAGGCTCTGCAAACCGCGTATGACAATGACGAATTACGCGCTTTCAAAATCACTTTTGCTTCGGGTAATGGTTATTACATCCTGGCGGAAGTGCGCCAGAGTTCGTGGTCTGCCGCCACCGCTGGTGTTGTTGGCGCAACCTACTCGCTGCGCGTGCGTGGCAAATCGAAACTCATCCTCGTGAGCCAGGGTTCATGATCCAGAGCGGCTACGGCCGCTTTTTCTTTCCTGCTTTCCTTTCTGAGAAAAAATAATGAGCAATCCAACATCCTCTTTGCGCGATCTGGCGCTGTCGGCGACGTCGGCCTATCGCACCAAAACCGTCACCGTTCCTGAGTGGGGCGGGGTGAAAGTTACCCTGCGCGAGCCATCCGGTCAGGCATGGGCGACTTTCCGCGATTTTGTTGGCACCACGCCGGATGATGAAAAAAATCCCCTTTCTGAAACCGAGAAATTTATCCGCAACAAGGAAGCGGATGTGATCCTCTTTCTCGATGTACTGCTGGATGAGACAAAGGCCCGCGTATTCAGCGATGAAGATCGTGACACCGTGGCTGAAATTTATGGATCTGTGCATGCCCGCCTGCTGCGTCAGGCCCTTGAACTTGTGACGTCGCAGGAAGAAGCGGAAAAAAAGTAAAGGAGCCGATAACGTTCTTTCTGATGTCGCTGGCGCTTCGGCTGGGGCGGACGCTTCATGAACTGCGCCAGACTCTTACCGCCAGTGAGCTGAAAATGTGGATTGCCTTTGATCGCGTCAGCCCGATCGGCGACTGGCGTGGCGATGCCCAGGCTGCGCAGATTTCAACTGCGGTTTTTAACGCTCAGGGCGGTAAAGCCGAAATGGTTAATCTGATGCTGAAATATGGGCCGCAGGATGAAACAGAGGAAATCAGCGAACTCGAAGAGTGGATTTCCGGTCTTTAATGCCCGCCGCGCGCGGGCTTTTTTATGGGTGAAAAATGGCTACGCTGCGCGAACTCATCATTAAAATCTCAGCCAATTCCAGCTCGTTTCAGTCCGAAATTGCCCGCGCCTCACGCATGGGGGCGGACTATTACAAAACAATGGAGAATGGCGGTAAGAAAGCGGCGGCGACCACGCGTGACACGCAGCGCTCTATTGCTGCCCTGAATGGTGAGCTGGCGTCGATTAAGGCCACCGCGACGGGTGTCGCTGGCGCGTTTGCGGGTGCATTTGCCACCGGGCAACTGGTTCACTATGCCGATACGTGGAACCAGCTAAGCGGACGTCTGCGCCTTGCTTCCACAGGCGCGGATGACTTTGCCACCTCCCAGCGCACTCTGATGGATATCAGCCAGCGCACCGGCACATCGTTTGAGGCGAACGCTAACCTGTATTCCCGCATCGCCGCTTCCCTGCGTGATGCTGGATATGCCTCCGCTGACGTGGCGAAAGTGACCGAAACAGTCGCCACCTCGCTGAAACTGTCAGGTGCCAGTACGGAAGAGGCCAGCTCAGTGATCACCCAGTTGAGCCAGGCGCTGGGCTCTGGCGTACTGCGCGGCGAAGAATTTAATGCCATCATGGAGAGCGGCGGACGTCTGGCGAAATTACTTGCTGACGGGCTGGGTACGACCGTCGGCGGCCTGCGCAATATGGCTAATAACGGTGAACTGACTACCGAAAAAATCATGCCGTTGCTGACCAATGTTGGTCTGCTGCGCAAGGAATTTGACACCCTGCCGGCCAGTATCAGCGGTTCTGCGCAGAAGGTTGAAAACGCCTTTATGGCGTGGGTTGGCGGGGCAAATAACGCAGTCGGTGCGTCCTCAACACTTTCCGGCATCCTCGACGGGCTGGCTAAAAATATCGATACCGTTGCCAATACTGCTGGCGCGCTGGTGGGGATCGGCCTCGCGCGCTTTTTCGGCAATATGGTCGGCAGTGTCGCCAGTGCGACAACGGAGATCGCGAGAAACACCGCCGCAGAAGTGGCGCTGGCTCAGGCTCAGGTTCGCGGTGCGCAGGTCAGTGTCGCCGCTGCGCGTCAGGCGGTTTATCGTGCCCAGCAGGCAAAGGCTGCCGCAGTTTCCATTGAGGCGCAGATTGTCGCCGAACGCAACCTGATTGCTGCGCAGTCCGGGCTTAACAATGCCATCTCAGCCCGCAGCAGTGCCGTTAACAACCTCACCAACAGCGCATCGCTCATGTCCCGCCTTGGCTCTGGCGTGCTTGGGATCCTTGGCGGCTGGCCGGGCCTTATCATCGGCGCTGGTGCGGCGATGTATGGTCTGTACGAGCATACCCAGCAGGTGCACAAAGAGGCTGTTGCGTTCGCCGATAACCTTGACGACATCAACAGCAAACTTCAGAAAATGTCCGTTGCCGGGCTGCGCTCAACGGCCGTTGACGCCAGCGCGTCACTGGCAGCGCAGAAGAAAGACCTGGCCGATCTTGATGAGCAGATCAGAAAGGTTAAAGACAGCCAGTCGGCGCTGACTACGATTCAGGAGAGTTACAATAAATCTCCGCGCATGACGTATCTGAATACGTTCATGGATCAGGCGGACATTACCGCCAAAAATATCGAGCTGACGGGCCAACTGAATAAGCTTGAGTATGAACGCGAGCAGGCCGCATCAAAAGTTGAAGCCACACAGAAGCTGGTGAACCAGGCGAGCGATCTGGCAACGCAAAAAGCTGTTGAACAGGCTGGTGCCGTTTCCATTCTTAAAGGTGCGTATGACCTTCTTAACCGGTCAATGTCGGCTACGGCAGGCGCAACGCCACCGCAGTATGCCGGGCCTGTAGTATCGACCGCCAGCGCCACACCACAGCAACAGACCGCCCTGGAAAAGTCGCGCCGGGATAGTGTGCTTGCGAGTATGGATGGACTGGAGAAACTTCATCAGCAGTATGTTTATGAAGCGGAAGATCTCAAGCTCACCGGTGCGCTGTATACGACCTACATCTACAACAAAGATCAGGCAGCAAAAAAAGATGCGGCAGCGGCGCAGGCGAAGAAAGATGCCACCGCTGCCACCAACGCGCAAAACAAAGCAGAGAGGGAAGCAGCAGCCCAGGCTGAGCAGTACAGCCGAAAACTGGCGGATTTAAGTGTTGCCATTGAGGTGCAAAAAGTCCGGGCTACTGAAGGTGAGCAGGCTGCCGAGCTTTATGCCGCCGCTAACCAGACCGGCGCAAAATGGACGGATGAGCAGCGTAAAGCCATTCAGGCCCAGTCCGCTGAGCTTGCCAGGCTGACGCAACTGGCTGACGATCACGTTAAAAAAGTGCGTGAGCAGGCTGATGCGCTGAAAGACCTGACGGAAGCCGCGCGCAAATTTAACGATGATGCAGCGCTGACAACCGAAACGGCCGGGATGAGTGACAGACAGCGCCAGCGATTTGATGAAACACAGCAGATTGATCGTGTATTCGCAAATACTGATGGTGGTGCCGCGGCAGTTGCCGCACGTACCGCAGCACTGGATGCGCTGGATAAAAAATACAAAGCGATAGCAGCATCAGAAGCCGACTGGCGCAATGGCGTTTCGAAGGGCTACAACAACTGGTTCGACGAAATGACTGATATTGCCGGTACCGTTTCTGATGGCGTCAAGTCGTCGCTGGACGGCGCTTTCAGTAATGTCACCTCGATGCTTGAAGGTAACAAAGTCTCCTGGAAATCGTGGGGGATCTCTGTTCTTCAAATCATCGAAAAGGTGGCGCTGCAAATGGCTGTCGTCAGCGCAATGGGTAGTTCGTCATCTTCTTCCGGTCTGTTGGGCTCTCTCGTTGGTGGGGTGGCCAGCTTCTTTGGCGGCAGTGCGGCATCCACAGCAAGCAGCGGAACGGCCATCCAGTCGGCTGCGGCTAACTTCCAGTTCAATGCGCTGGGAGGCGTTTACGATTCGCCATCGCTGAGCGCCTACAGTAACGGCGTCTACAACTCACCACAGCTATTTGCCTTCGCCCAGGGGGCTGGCGTGTTCGCTGAAGCCGGACCTGAAGCCATTATGCCTTTGACCCGCGCTTCAGATGGTTCTCTGGGTGTACGGGCGGTTGGCTCCGGGGTGAACAGCGCCGCGCCTTCCGGCGGTGCGCCGCAGGTAAACATTCACATCGACAGCAACGGCAACACGAACACAAGTGGTACCAGTGGTTATGAGAATTTCGCGCGTGATATTGGTACCTATGTTGATCAGCGTTACCGCGAGCTGCAACGGCGTGATTTGTCTCCGGGTGGTTCAATCTGGAATCTGGCTAAAGGGGGCCGCTGATGGCTATTGAGGAATTTACCTGGTGCGCCCGTATCAACGCTGAAGAGGAAGTCAACTTTCGTACCCGTTCCGCGCAGTTCGGTGATGGTTACCAGCAGGTTTCCGGAGATGGCTTAAACCCACGGTCACAAAAATGGACCGTGGAATTTACCGGAGCTGAAGACTATATCGCCGATATAAAAGCATTTCTGGATCGCCATGCCGGGACAAAATCTTTTTCATGGCGACCACCGCTGGAGCCCCTCGGCTTATTCCGCTGTAACTCCTATAAGCCGACGGCGCTCGGTGCCGGAAAATACAACCTCTCTGCAACTTTTGAACAGGCATTTGCACCATGAGTTTAAACAGCGACTATCAAAAACTGGAGCCGGGCAACGCTATCCGTCTTATCGAGGTTGATGGTTCGGCCTTCGGTGTGGGTGATGTTCTGCGCTTCCACAGCCACAACATACCCCATTCCGAGGCGGAAATTAACGCGGCGGGTGGTGATGAAACCCTGCTGCCGGCGAAATCCATCTGGTGGCAGGGTAACGAGTACAAAGCCTGGCCGTATGAACTGGACGGGATTGAAGCATCAACCAGTGGCAGCAGCGCATCACCGAAGCTGTCTGTTGCTAACCTCGATGCATCGATCACCGCGCTTTGCCTTGCCTACGATGACATGCTGCAGGCGAAAGTCACCATCCACGACACGCTGGCGCAGTACCTCGACGCGCAGAACTTTGCAGAGGGAAATCCGACAGCCGATCCGTTGCAGGACAAAATGCAGGTCTGGTACATCGATGCGAAAAGCAGCGAAACAAACGAGGTCGTGGAGTTCACGCTTTCCAGCCCGATGGATTTGCAGGGATTGATGATCCCGACGCGCCAGCTTCATTCGCTCTGTACCTGGTGCATTCGCGGGCAGTACCGTTCCGGTAACGGCTGTGATTACGCCGGGACGCGCTATTTCGATAAACATGGCAATTCTGTTAGCGATCCTTCTCTCGATGAGTGCAGCGGATTGCTGGACAGTGGATGTAAACCCCGTTTCGGTGAAAATAATGAGCTTCCCTTTGGTGGTTTCCCCGGCACATCGCTGATCCGGAGCTGATATGCAGCAGAAAATCATTAATGCCATTATGGCGCATGCCGCCGCCGAATATCCCCGCGAGTGCTGCGGTCTGGTGGTGCAGAAAAGCCGGGTGGCGCGCTATTTTCCGTGCCGCAATATAGCGGAGAAGCCAGAGGACAATTTTGTCCTCAGCCCGGAGGACTATGCTGCAGCAGAAGACCGGGGCACGGTAACGGCGATCGTCCACAGTCATCCCGATGCAACCACCCAGCCCAGCGAGGCCGACAAGGCGCAATGTGATCTGAGTGCGCTCCCGTGGCACATCGTAAGCTGGCCCGAGGGCGATTTCCGTACCATCCTGCCGCGCGGCGAACTTCCGCTGCTGGAGCGCCCGTTTGTGCTCGGCGTTTACGACTGCTGGGGGCTGGTGATGAGCTGGTTCCGGCAGACGCACGGTATTGAACTGCCTGATTACCGGGTCGATTATCCGTGGTGGGAAGACCAGTATCCCGATAATTTATACCAGGACAACTGGTACGAATGCGGATTCCGGGAGGTGACTGGCGCGCCAGCCCCTGGCGACGTGCTGATCATGCAGGTGCAGGCCAGTAAGTGGAACCATGCCGCGATCCTGCTGGAAGGCAACATGATGCTGCACCATCTGTACGGACGACTGAGTAATCGTGAACCGTGGGGCGGTTACTGGCGGGAAAGAACGATGAAAATTCTGCGGTATAAAGACCTTTTATAGCAGGGGTGAATCATGCAGGAAATAATGACCAGAATCGAACTGGGCGGCATCCTCGGCAAGACATTTGGTAAGGTGCATCATCGCTTAATAAGCACCACCCATGAAGCAACCCGCGCGCTGGCTGCCACGGTAAAAGGCTTTGAGCAGTTTATGATCTCCAGTAAGCGCCGTGGCCTGACGTATGCTGTTTTTCGCGGCAAGAAAAATATCGGTGTTGATGATCTCGGCTTCCCTGTTTCTGGTGAGGTTATCAGAATTGTTCCGGTGGTAATGGGGAGCAAAAAATCCGGGCTTCTGCAAACTATTCTCGGGGCGGTACTGGTCGTTGTTGGCGTAGTAGTTACTGGCTTAAGTTGGGGCATGGCTGCGCCTGTAGGTGGTGCTTTAATCAGCTCGGGTATTGGCTTGATGGCTGGTGGCATTATACAGATGCTTTCCCCACAGACCGCCGGACTGGCCAGCAAACAGGATTCCGATAACAGGGCATCTTACGCATTTGGCGGCGTGACGAATACCGCTGCCCAGGGTTACCCGGTACCGCTTCTTTACGGTAAACGCCGTATCGGCGGTGCGATTATTTCCGCCGGTATTTACGTCGAAGATCAGCAATAAAATTCTCTTCGCTTAATCACCGCCTCCGGGCGGTTTTTTTATGGGCGCAATATGGCAAACACGAAAATTCAGGGGCGCAAAGGCGGCAGCTCCAGTTCCCGCACGCCCACAGAACAGCCTGACGATCTCCAGTCTGTCGCGAAGGCGAAGATCCTTGTCGCGCTGGGCGAGGGGGAATTTTCCGGACAGCTCACCGGGCAGAGTATTTTTCTCGACGGCACGCCGCTGCTGAATGCTAACGGCTCATCAAATTTCAGCGGGGTGACGTGGGAGTTTCGTCCGGGTACCCAGGCGCAAAGTTATATTCAGGGCATTCCCGGTACCGAGAATGAGATCAGCGCCGGTATCGAGATTAAAAGCTCAGTCGCCTGGACACACACCTTTACCAACTCTCAGCTTTCTGCAGTACGCCTGCGTCTGAAATGGCCGTCACTCTTTAAGCAGGAAGATGATGGCGATCTGGTGGGTAACCAGGTTCAGTACGCGATTGATCTCCAGGTGGATGGCGGTGCCTTTGTCACGAAAACAAACACCGCTGTCAGCGGGAAAACCACATCAGGCTACGAACGCAGCCACCGTATCGATCTGCCCTCCGGCGCCACGTCCTGGACTGTGAGGGTAAGAAAAATTACAGCTGATGCCAACAGCGCAAAAATCGGCGACACGATGACACTCCAGAGCTACACGGAAGTTATCGACGCCAAACTGCGCTATCCCAATACTGCACTGCTCTATATCGAGTTTGACTCCAGCCAGTTCAACGGCTCCATTCCGCAGATTTCCTGTGAACCGCGCGGACGTGTGATCCGCGTGCCGGACAATTACAACCCGGAAACACGCGCCTACACTGGCACATGGTCCGGTGCCTTTAAATGGGCATGGACTGATAACCCGGCATGGATTTTTTACGATCTGGTCGTCTCTGACCGTTTCGGCCTGGGAGATCGCCTGACGGCTGAGAACATCGACAAATGGACGCTCTATCAGGTGGCGCAGTATTGCGATGCGCCGGTGCCGGATGGTAAAGGCGGTACCGGCACCGAGCCGCGTTATATCTGTAACGTCTATGTTCAGGATCGCAACGATGCCTATACGGTGTTGCGTGACTTCGCCGCTATCTTCCGGGGGATGACCTACTGGGGCGGCAACCAGATTGTTACCCTGGCGGATATGCCGCGCGATGTCGACTACAGCTACACTAAAGCAAACGTCATCGATGGCCGATTCAGCTACAGCAGCAGCACGACGAAAAGCCGTTATACCAGCGCGCTGGTCTCCTGGTCAGATCCTGATAACAGCTATGCTGATGCGATGGAGCCTGTTTTTGAGCAGGAGCTTGTCTCCCGCTACAAAGGCTTTAACCAACTTGAGATGACAGCGATCGGCTGTACCCGCCAGTCAGAAGCGAACCGAAAAGGGCGCTGGGGGATCCTCACCAACAACAAAGACCGGGTGGTTTCTTTCTCCGTGGGGCTGGATGGAATGATCCCACAGCCTGGCTACATCATCGCGGTAGCCGATGAGAACCTGTCAGGCAAGGTTACCGGCGGACGTATCAGCGCAGTTAACGGCAGGGTAATCACCCTGGACAGAGCGCCTGATGCGGTTGCCGGTTATCGGCTGTTTCTCAACCTGCCTTCCGGTGCTGCGCAGAGCCGTACCATTCAGGCCGTTAATGGAGAAGTGGTCACGGTAACCACTGCCTACAGCGAAACTCCGGAAGCTGAAAGCGTGTGGATTGTGGAATCCGACGAGCTGTATGCGCAGCAGTACCGTGTTGTCAGTGTGACCGATAATAATGATGGCACGTTTGCCATCACCGGCGCGGCTCACGATCCGGATAAATATGCCCGTATCGATACCGGGGCGATTATCGACAGCCGCCCCGTCAGCGTCGTGCCGCCGGGCAGCCAGGCAGCGCCCGATAATATCGCTATCGACAGTTATTCCGTGGTGAACCAGGGGATCAGCGTTCAGACCATGCGCGTTTCATGGACGGACACGGCCAATGCGATCGCGTATGAAGCGCAGTGGCGCCGCAATGACGGCAACTGGGTTAACGTGCCGCGCAGCTCCACCACCTCGTTTGAAGTACCGGGCATTTATGCGGGACGCTATCTGGTGCGAGTGCGCGCCATCAACGCCGCTGAAATCTCCAGTGGCTGGGGATACTCAACCGAAACCACGCTGACAGGGAAAGAAGGTAACCCGCCGAAGCCGGTTGGTTTTATGGCGACGGGTATTAACTGGGGGATCCGTCTTAACTGGGGATTCCCCGCCAACACCGCTGATACGCTGAAAACGGAAATTCAGTACACAGCCAACAGCGATTTTTCGGATCCGCTGCTGCTTTCCGATGTCCCTTACCCGTCGGCTGAATACACCCAGCTCGGGCTGAAAGTCGGGCAGGAATTCTGGTATCGCGCGCAACTGGTCGATAAAACCGGCAACGAATCCGGCTATACCAACTGGATCAGGGGGATGGTAAACGACCAGGCTTCTGACTACCTGGGGGATGTTACCGGTGATTTCCTCACTTCCGCCGACGGTGACCGGCTGACCAGCGACATTGATACCAATCTGGAAGCCGCACTGCAAAATGCGCTGGCCAATAACAGCACCGTTGAGCACCAGTGGGCGCAGTACGGAGCAGTGCGGGCGGATATTCTGGTCGTGAAAACGACGATCGCCGAAGTCGATAATGCGATGGCGGAACTGTCCACCCAGGTGCAGGCGCAGATAGACGATGTTACCGCAACGCTGGAAGACAAGCTCACGGCGGTAGTGGACGCCGATGGCGCTACGGCTATCTATACGCTGAAGACCGGCGTCCGGATAAATGATGTGATGTATAACGCCGGGATGTCGATCGCCGTGCTGGCGCAGGCAGGGCAGCCAGTCGTGACGCGCATTGGCTTCAATGCCAATCAGTTCGTACTGATGAGCGGCAGCGGTACCACGCAATATTCGCCCTTCGCGGTGATCAACGGGCAGGTTTTTATGTCCAGCGCATTCATTCAGGACGGGACGATTACAAACGCCAAAATAGGTAACTTTATCCAGTCAAATAACTATGTTGCCGGTTCAGCGGGGTGGAAACTGGATAAGACAGGAACATTTGAAATAAACGGAGTAGCGGGAGGTGGCAGGTTAATCATAACCAATACTTTAATTCAGGTTTATGATAGCAATAATGTGCTGCGTGTCAGAATGGGGTTATGGTAATGGCTCAGGGTTTACAGTGCTGGGACGGCTTAGGACGTCTCGTTGTTGATCTATCTGATTACAACCTACGATTTATTGGAACAGCCAGCATCACGTTTTCTCCCGGACAGACTACTAAAAATATGTCTTATGCCGCATGTTCAGCGGATGGAACAATAGTCGTAATAACAGGATCATCAATGAATACTCCAAATGAGTATTTTTGTCGCGCTTATAATGGAGGTTTTAATGCATTTTTCTTCCCGGTAAATGGATTAAACATTTCTCATTCAATAAACGTGGAGATCTATAATTTTCAATGAGCGGATTCGAAGCTTATAATAGTGACGGAAAATTGATGGTTGATTCATCTAACCGCACTACATCTATTTACGATCTACGCAATACAGGATCAGTAACAGACAAGGGAACGATAATTGTTCCGAGCGCTTTTGGTAATGGTACAACGCTTGGCTATCTTAACTCTCAGTTCTGGAATGACGGAAGTTCATTAAGGTGGATGCAAATGAACTCTGGTCGGTACGGTATGCCCGGCGCTGACTTTTTTGAAGATAATGCAGGAAGAGTTATGCGAACAAGAAGGAATGTAGCAATAGAGAGTGGGTATCTCGATGTTTTTAATGCTACAGGATCTCTTGTGTGGTCAGCAGTTACAGCATCAAAAGCACCGAGGATTATCGATTTTTTAGATATCCCTGCTGGATATGATTTAACGAATAATACTTTTGTTAAAGCCGTATCATTTTCCCCATGGATACTTATAAATTCTTGCCCCGGCAATGTGACATATGACGGTGAAACGACAGGCTATTCAGGATTAATGATAAAGTGGGATGGCGCTAACCTTCTTGCAAGGTATGTATCACAATTACAAAAAACATGGGCGCAGACCTTCCAGAGCACAGGCCTGCGGATACCATTAGCTGTTTTTACTGGCTACTAACCTGCAAAGCGCCTGTTTGGTTGAGTGGATAATATATCCTGTTGCGGTCCACGAATAGGATCAAATAAATATGTGATATACATCACACCTTTTTTATTATAACAGATGCTTCTAACCCTATTTTTAATATGCCTTGAAAAGATGCCATCACTTGTATCTGAAATAATTTCAACTTGCTTTATATCGCAATCGATTTTTGTTTCTACTTTACCGCCTAAAGATATCCTTGCCGCATCTGTTGGATAGTCCATAACATAGTTATAAGTTCCGGATGAGCAGGCAGATAACATCATTATGAAAACAATGCTGTGTATTTTTTTCATGGTGTCTTTTTAAATTTTCTCGTAAGGATTTCATTTCATCACACTGGAGTAAATATGTCAGCAGGAACTTTAACCCTAACCAATAATTCTGCCTCGGTGGGTGGAAGTGGAACAGCATTTGCTACAGACCTGACCGCCGGTGATTTTATTGTCGCCACAGTCGGCGGTATCACTTACACGCTACCTGTCAAATCAGTAGAGAGCGCAACATCCCTGACGCTCATCAGCAACTATCCCGGACCAACACAGTCGGGGGTGGCATGGTCAGCCGTTCCGCGTGCCGCGCAGAACCAGATTACTGCTGCGCTGGTGGCGCAAACCACAGAGGCGCTGCGCGG